AAAGATACAGATAATCTTAAATTTAGATCAAATAGGGCGGGCGCCGGATCTAGTCCGGTGTAACCCTAACCGCCGCAAAGGAGATAAATAAATATGTTAGATAAAGAAAAAATAGATGCAATGTTCGCAAAGGCAGTTCAAGCAGAATTTAACGAAAATGATAATGTAAACCATCCAGATTATTATAATCAAGGTAAGATAGAAGTAATAGATTATATTCAAGACCAGGGCCTTATGTCTGGCTTTTGTTTAGGTAATGCTATTAAATACATTTCTAGAGCTGGAAAAAAGAATCCGGAAACTGAAATTGAAGATTTATGTAAGGCTCGTTGGTATTTAGACCGATACATTAAATGCCTTAAGGACAAAGAAGAATAATTCATCTTCTATGATTTTTAATTATAATATAACCACCAAAAAAGATGGTAAAGAACGAATGATTTAAGGAGGTTCTATGAGTATTATATTATACAGCACTAATTGCCCAAAGTGTCGAGTTCTCGATGCTAAACTTCATTTAGCAGATATCGAGTTTGAAGTATGTGAAGATATAGATAAAATGCAGTCACTTGGTATTACTTCGGCCCCTGTTCTTGGAGTAGATGATAAATTACTTTCATTTAAAGAAGCAGTAGATTGGATTAATAATGGAGGAGGAAAAGCCATTGAAGATTAATATCCAGCTTAATAAAAACTTTGTAACTCAGTATAATCGACTTCAAGCCGAGTATGGAACAGAAATTGCTAGTCTCAATGGTTTTGGTGATGAGCAGTTATCATATACAGATTTCATTAATAATTTTATAGATGAGCAAACTGTTGCGGATAGCTCAATTGATGGTAACTCAAATGTTAGTCATAAAGATATAGTAACACTCGAAAGAGAGATGCCTAAACCGCATTCTAAGTTACTTGCTTTTAATAAAATATATTATGAAATCCAGAAGAAATATGGATTTAAAGCAGCTAATGAATGGTTAGAGATGGAATGGATGGGAAAACTCTATATGCATGATGCAAATAGCTCGACCTTCCGCCATTATTGTTTTGCTTATGACCTTAAAGATCTAGCTGAAAAAGGATTATATTTCATTGATGGTCTTAATGGGCAGCCCGCAAAACATCTTATTACTTTTGTTGATTTTATAAAAGAATTTGTTAGTTTTGCATGTAACAGATCTAGTGGTGCAGTTGGCTTACCTAATGTAATTCCTTATATGTTTTATTTCTGGAAGAAAGATGTAGAAGCTGACTACTTAGGAATTAAAACTTCAGGTAAAGAAAGATATTATGCAGATCAAGCATTTCAAAGATTTATCTATGCAGTCAACCAACCCTATGTGAGAGATGGTTCACAATCTGCATTTACTAATACATCTGTATTTGATAGACCTTATTTTGAAGCTCTCTTCGGAGGCTCGGTATTCCCAGATGGAACTTTTATGATTGACTATGAAGAAGAAATTATTGAGTTCCAGAAATGGTATATGGAAGTTATGAGTGACATTAGATCTAGTAATATGTTCACTTTTCCAGTTTCAACAATTTCTTTACTAAGATATGAAGGTGACTATGATCTTAATTCATTAAATGCGTTTGTAGATCCAGAATTTGCAGATTGGGCTTTGCATCATAATATGAAGTGGAGTGATAGTAATATCTTTGTTGATACTTCTGTTAATTCACTTAGTAACTGTTGTAGACTTAAATCAGACATCAGAGATCTTGGTTATTTCAATTCAGTAGGTGGAACCGCGCTTAAAGTAGGTTCAGTTAAAGTTTCTACAATTAATTTAGCTAGACTTGCTCTTGATACTAATACTGAATATGAATATCTTAAAGAACTTGAACATAGAGTAATTGTAAACTTAAGAGCTTTAGATTGTGTTAGACATATTATTCAACGTAATGTTGAGAAAGGACTACTTCCTAATTTTAGTTATGGATTAGTAGATTTTCAGCATCTTTACAATACTATTGGATTCATTGGTATTTATGAAACAATGAAGAAATTTGGCTATACAAAAGTAGATGAATTTGGAAATACTTTCTACACTGATGAAGCATCAAGTTTTGGAAAGAAAATATTTGAAGTAATGCGGGCGACCGCAGATGCTTTTAGCCAGGAAATAGGAGCGGATTACCAGATAAATACAGAGCAGATTCCAGGTGAAAGCGCCGCAGCTAAACTTATGAAGAAAGACAAGTTCTTTTATCCTGAGGCTAATATATACGATCTACCACTCTATGGCAATCAATTCATCCCTTTGGGTATTAATACTACAGGACAAGAAAGAGTTCGTATTCAAGCTCAATTTGATGGATTTTGCAACGGAGGTTCAATACTTCATTATAATATAGATGCTCCATTTGATAGCTTTGATAAAGCTCTTTATATGACTAATTATATAGCATCTAAAGGTGTAACATATTTTGCTTTTAATACAAAAATTTCAGCTTGTGCTAGTAATCATGCTTTTTATGGAGATATTTGTCCTGTATGTGGTCAGCCTAAATGTAGCGAATATACAAGAATTGTTGGATTTTATACTAAGATTAATACATGGAGCAAAGCTAGAAAAGAAGAATATAATATGAGGAAGTGGGATAACGTAAATGATAATTAAAGGTTTAACATTTTGTGATCTTATAAATTATAAAAAGCCAGCTATGGTAGTTGCATTCCCGCATTGTAGTTTTAAATGTGATATTGAATGTGGACAAAAAGTTTGTCAAAATAGCGCATTGGCTGGAGATCCGCCTATTCCTATTTTAGTTCAAGATATAGTAAAAGCCTATATGGAAGATGATATGTGTCATGCTATTGTCTTCCAGGGACTAGAACCTTTTGATTCATGGTCAGATATGTATTTTTTAATTCAAATGTTAAGAAAACAAACTAATGATGATATTGTAATTTATACAGGATATAATAAAGATGAAATAGCTGATAAAGTATATTTATTAGATTTATTTCCTAATATTATTATTAAATATGGAAGATATATTCCTGGTCAACAACCTCATTATGATGAAGTATTAGGTGTTAATTTAGCTTCAGATAATCAATATGCTGAAAAAATTTCTTGACAATAAAATAAAAATATGATATAATAATATATAAAGGAGAATAATATGGAAATAGATTCTGGACTTACTTTATATGATATGAATAAACAAGCCTATTCTCAAGAAAAACCACTTGATATAATAGCTTTACATATTAAAGTTAATGATATGATAACAGATTTATATTCAACTAAACAGCCTTATTGGATGCTCTTATGTAGAGAAAGAAATGATTATACTGTTTTCATTATGTTAACAAAAGAAGGAACAATTAATGAAATGCTAGAAGCTTTACAGAACCGAGGACAAGTTTTAAGTATAGATAAGCAAAAAGATGGTAATTATGAAATTTGGATTAGAGACATAGATACTAAAGAAAATTTTGTTTATTATTTCTTTAATTATGAATTTGGTATTGTAAAAGCTTAAAGGAGATGAACAAAATGGCAAATCAAGGACGCATTGTTGCTACTATCCATCCATTTGTCTTAGGGCAAGAAATTTATGCCTATGTAGGAGATGAATGTGTTCAAATAGTAGAAGCACCTTTAGATCACGTATGTGAAAAAATATGTGGACTTTGTAAAAAATATAATATTGATGAAGTATATTTCCATGGAGGTCAATTATATGCTTTAAAATGGAAAGATGACTTCACATCACATAAATTTACAAAACAAAATATTCATGTACATATAGATTAACAATAGAAGGAGATAAAAGGATTATGAGTAAATTTTTATGTCAAACACAGGAAGTATATAGAGTAAGTTCAGAGGCGGAAGCCGCTAGATTAATAGAGGAAGCTAAGTCAGATAAGAGATTTACACTTTTAAAGAGTTCAACTGAATATAAGACAATCAAGTCTAAGGGGGAAGTTATTGAGGAATATTGGAAACTTACTCTCGTTAAATATTTTACAGACCTTAAAGAACCTGATTGTTATGCTGAAGTTGAATATACTGTTGAGCAAGGAGCTTTTCCAGACCCCGTAACAAAAGAAGAGAATGAAAGTGAGGGACTTGATTTTTAATGGATATTAATATTAAGTTACTTAATGAATTTGCTAAAGTACCGACACGCGGGAGCGCGCAAGCCGCGGGTTATGATCTTTACGCTGCAACTAATTATGATATTGAGATTCAACCACACAGTACTGTAAAAGTAGATACAGGAATTGCTATTGAAATTCCAGAAGATTATTTTGGAGCTATTTATGCACGAAGCGGACTTGCTACCAAACAAGGCTTGCGTCCTGCAAATGCGGTTGGCATTATAGACTCAGATTACCGAGGACCAATTATCGTAGCTCTACATAATGATACAATACATACTCAGAAAATAAAAGCAGGAGATCGCATTGCTCAATTGATTATTCAACCATATCTTAATGTTGATTTTAATATTGTAGATGAATTATCAGATACAGAACGCGGAAATGGCGGTTTTGGAAGTACAGGGAGCAATTAATGACAAAATATAATTTACCAAACAAAATAGAAACTGTCAAAGATTTAATTGATTGGCTAACAAAAGAAGTAGGAATAGATACTAAAATTGATCTAATTCATTTTAGTAATGATTTAGCCATTGTTAATCGTTCAGTAGAAGGTTTTGATGATTATGAAATTCATTTTTGGATAAATAATTCGCGGCGACCGCGTCCATCCGATCTCTAGGACTGGATTCCCGCAAACAAAAAAAATAAAGCCTAGTCTAATTAAAGACTAGGCTTTTTCTTTTACCTCATTGAAGGAGCGGGGTTGCTCATACGAGGAGGTCTATTATCCATACCATCCATTGTCATTCTATTATTAGTATAATAACCACCATCATTATACATAGCGTAATTACTATTATTTCCGCTATTACCACCACGTTCATAATAGCCATAATTACTCTGACCTTGTTTCTGCATAAGATGATCTCTTACGATATATAAATCCGCAAGTTTTTGGCAGACAGGAAAACTAGCTTGAGATTCTTCTAATTTAGCAATCTCATCAGAAATTGTTTGCATATTAATCATAATAATTCTATCTCCTTTATTTTTTTCTCGTACTTTTTATACAAGTCTTCTTGTTCCATCATAATATCTGAGATATTATAATCTATTGCTTTTAATTTAAGTAATACTTTTTGAGCCTTAGCTAATTCATTATCTACGTGTTTAATACAGTCACTAATCTTTCTAGCTATGGCTATTTCTCCCAAAGCAATTAAGTTTTGATAGTGTTGCTCTAATACTGCTTTTGTTTCTTTTTCCCATTGTACCCATTTTTCAATAGCCATTTTAATAGCATTTTTTCTTATTCCTTCATTAACATCAAATCTAGTAAAATTATACCAATCAGCAGGAATTATATTTTGATTTTCAACTCTATCATCAGATACGAATTTATTATAATGGCAAATATAATAATCATTTAAGTCCATGTAACTAGAACTTTCTTCATAATATCTGTATTTTTGACATTCCGCATATCCTTTTAAACCAAGAAAATTAAAGAAATGACTTAATTGCGCATGAAGCATTACTCCACCAAGCATTTGACTTACTATAATATTAACACTTTCATCTATTGTCATTTTTCAATACCTCTAATATTTCTTTAATATGATTATCTTGTTGTTCTAAATGTTTTTCTAACATTCTTGTATCATCTATTGTTTGTAGCGTTAAGTAAAAACAAAGAACTGATAACATATCAATAATAGTCATTTGCTCTTTCATAATTTAATTATCACTGAAGCAATATTAGTTACAGTTACAGGTACTCCCGTTACTACAAATGTTAAACTTGCGGGACCTGGGTTATATCCACATTCAAACTGTCTAATTAACGTATCTATAGACAGGTTAAGAATGTCTCCAGCGGCCGCCGCAGTTACAGTTGCAGTAGCTCCAGGAATAGCAATTCCATTTTTAAATACACTAACAGTTACTTCACCAGCTTCTGTTGCT